GTTTGGCCTTTTCGGATAAGTCTAACAGGTCGACCTAATTTATTTTAGACTATCCCATTTGAATAAGGATAACAACTTCCTGTTGGCTTCCCAAAGTACACTGTAATCCCGTTCGATATACACACGAACCAATTTTTACTTTTCATTTGTATGTTGTATTTTGTTATAGAATGGGTAAAAGAAACTTCTGTTGTTAGTGACCTCTAACCCTCCTTCTATGTAAATATGCGAGTAAACCGCATAGTCGAGGGATGAAAATCATCTTCCGCAGTTTACTCGTATGTTTGCATTAGTTGAAAATTAGAGTCTACAAATATCAAAACAGTAACCTCCCATCCTTCTTATCCATCACCGCATTGAAAACACTTTTATAGGTCTCATACAACTCCTTCCGGCTTTCCGGCCCCGGCCAATCGGCGAAAGACTCTCCGGCGAAGAATTTCCAAGCGAAGATCCGTTTGGCTTTTTCGGACAACTCTAACAGGTCGACCATATCCCGGATATCCTGCATACGTTCCCGGATATACTCGGTACGGTCAATACTATCATCGGGCTCATCAATAATGTTCAGTCTTCGCCAATCCACATTCTCATCTACCGGGATAGGCTTGTATTTATGCCGGTAGGGAGACGTGTCCGAGGTAACGTTCAGCTTTATCATTTGCAGGATATACCAGTCTAGTTCGGTATATTTACCTTGCTTGGCTTCCATAAGCCGGGAGAGGTGTTCCAGAGGCTTTTGAAGTAGCATACACATTACCTCGTTCAATACGTCAATAGCTTCACTACTCATTCCGGCAAGTGAGCAGTGATACTTAGCGTAATCCAGCCACCTGTCGTAACGTTTCTCAATATATTTATTCAATGCCTCACTTGCCATAGTTGTCTTTATTTGATATATTTGTCGCAGGTTGTAATGGGGTGGCGCTGTGAGGCGCTGCCTTTTTATTTATTCTCTTTGTTAGTCTTTATCTCTCGCTATAAAAATGTTATCTTTAGCCTTCTTTTTTATTCTTAGCCCAATCGATAATGTATTCAATACCTGCGTTGAATCCTTTGCTGTAACCATCTTTATATTCATGATTTGATATTCCATGATAGTAAGCCGAGCCGAAGCACAAGGCGAAACCAATGGCTATCAATACCATCCCTGTTCCAAAGTATGGATAAGCTAGGGATATATGGAATGGCTTGAACTGGATCGATATTCCAGACGTGAGAATGAATATTAGCGAGATCATTCCGATTATTAACAATGATATTTTAAGCATCTGAACCTCCTTTGTTTACATTGTGCGACATATTCTTTAATCTTGTTTGACTTTTATAATCCTTACATCCATAAGCGGCGAGATTAATGGCGTGCGTACCTATTCCTTGTCCGGAGAAGCATGGATAACGGATACATCTTACGCATTTCCTTCGTGGATATTTATTAGCGTCCTCCCGTTCTTTCAAGCGGTTGATCCCTATGTATTCCTCTGCCATGATTATTCCTCCTCCTCGGTCTCGTCGAATATCCGGGCCATCATATCGACGATGTTTGTTTGTATATTGTCCTTCGCTCCAAGCACGGCGTTGCTTATATGCTTTTTCTCCTCGATGATCCTGTAGAGTTTCTGGTCGATGGTCTTGCGGCCAAGCAGGTAATAGCAATTCACGGAGTCCTTTTGGCCGATACGATGCGCCCGGCTCTCGGCTTGGTCGCAATCTGCGTATGTCCACGGTAGCTCGATAAAAGCGACATTGCTTGACGCTGTCAACGTGATACCCGCCGCCGCAGCCTTGATGGAGCAGATGATGACGTCCGTTTTGGGATTCCGTTGGAAAGCGTCTATGGCCGCTTGCTTTTGTTGCATATCTTGCCGTCCGGTGACACACACCGCCGAGGGAAACGCCTGTAGGAGCCGGTCTACGATCTCATGCAGGTTGCAGAAGAGGATGATCTTCTTTCCGTTCTCCCGAAAATCCTTCACGAAATCGATCACCTCTCTCAACTTACCCCGGGCCGTTATGTCCTTCAATATGCCGATTCGTACCATGACCTCGCCTTTCAGCGATTTTTGTACCTTCTCATCGTCGGCCTCCTTATATCGTCTCAGATAATCCACCAAGTCACGCTCGGCGTCTTGGTATTCCTTGCGGTTGGTGATCTCGCAGGTCACAATCTGCCGTACCTTGTCGGGTAATTGAGTCAGTACCTTGGATTTTTCCCTCCGGAAGAAACAATGCTTCCAGAGCATGAAATTGAGCTCTTTCAAGTTCGAGGCCCCGTGCGGCCCAGAGCAATAGCGGCTCGTGAAATATTTCCAGCCTCCGAGATCATTCATCCGGTCCATGATAGCGAGTTGGCATATAAGGTCGTTGGGCTTGTTTACGACAGGGGTACCGGTCAACAGGATGATCCACTCTTTCCCGGCGGTGATACCTTTGCAAAACTTGCTTTGTTGGGTAGCCGTTGATTTTACCTTATGGGATTCGTCAATGATCACGCTCTTGAACAACTTGATCGTATTATGGAACTCTACGTCTTTCAGCGTCCATTTCTCCGATTTGTTGATTCGGCGTACGAAATACTTCCGTAGGCTCTCGTAGTTCACGATGAACACATGATTCATGCCCGTTTGCCAGAAGAATGGCCATGAGGTCCGTACCGAATCGGTCAATACCATGGCTTTCTTGTCCGTGAACTTGTGCCATTCACGTTGCCAGTTGATCTTGACCGTATTGGGGCAGATTACGAGACAGGGGAAAGCATCAGCTTTGTTGATGGTAGCGATGCTCTCTAATGTCTTGCCGAGGCCCATGTCGTCCCCATTGATAAACCGTTTTAGTTGTAAGCCTCGTGCGATCCCTTGCAGTTGATAGGGGTAAGGTTGTATCTTTAGGCCATGATCCTCGTCCAACTCGGGCATGTCCGGTATTTGATAGGCTATGTCCTCGTCGGTCTTAGACTCGTTCCCTCCCCAGTTGACGGGTTCGAAGTGCCTCACGTAATAGGTGAGCTGGTCTAGTTCCGCCTTGCACTTATTGTTGGCCGGGATCATCCACGCTCCGGTAGACTTGTCCCACCAGCGGACGCTGACGGCTGTCTTTAGCTTGTCAACGACCTGCTGGCGGTACCTGTCAAACCTTACCGCGTAGCATTGTCCCTTTTCCGTGTTTTGTAAAGTGATTTGCATAACGGTTGTTTTTATTATTGGTTAGGCGAACTCGTCGAAGGCTTTCACCTCCTCGGCGATCTCCTTGATCTGCTCTTTTTTCTTCCGTCCCCGTTTCTTAGGCTTCTCTTCCTTCTCGCCCGTGATATCCGATTCCTCCGGGGTATCGAAATCGAAGGATTCTTGCTTGATGCCATATTTACCTTCGAACAGATAAGCGTCCACCTCGTAGCTACATCTACCGATGGCCTCTTTCAACTCGGCTCCGTAAAGGTACCCGTCGCCAGACTCGTCCTCGTATTTGGTGAATGGGACGGAGAGGTTAAGGATCTGCCCGCTCTTCAGGAGTTTTTGCGCTTGGATTGATACGCCGGCTGATTCATCATTACCGCCTTTGCTGTATCCGGTGACGATGATATTCTTTAGCTTCTCGTTCAAGTCATCGTCGGAGGGATTGGCGACATTGACCAATGTAGCCTCGTGCATCTCACAGATTTTCACTACGTGTGGCTTAAGCCGGTTCAACGCGTACAGTAGATCGGGGTGGATAAACTGCTCCGATTCCTTTAGGATGTTGTTCTTGTAGTTCGCTTCCACGAACTTTTCCGTATACTCCGCCGTGAGCTGGTTGTTCTTGATCTTCACTTTCTGGATCTCGTACACGGGTTGCTCTTTTACTAATTCTTCCATGCTCTTTTAAAATTTAGGATTGTTATAACTCTGAGGCGCTAAGGCCATTTCAGCTTTCGCCTTGCTAATTATCGTGCGACACCATTCCAATTGGTGGGTCGCAGTCCGGTTCAATCTATCACACCAGTCGACTAGGTATTGCTCATCCTTGCACAGGCTGTCGATGATAGCGTTTACGGCCTTTGAGGTCGCTCCGGCCCGTGAAGCGGTTTCCCGTAATGTGTCGAATACTTCCGATTTCTTTTTCACGTTCAGGTGATATTTTGCGTCCGCTAACAGCTTCCCGGTTCGGGCGATATAGACGGCAAGGTCGTTTCCACGTAGGACAGCTTCTTGTACGTCTTCGCTCATTGTGATATTCAGGAAGGCATCTATGGCGGCCAGTTCCTTGGATATCTTGTCTGTCGGTGTGATATTGAGATTCATGATTTTTATTTTAAGATATAATCGTTGCCACAGTTGCCGCAATGATATACGTTGAATGTATTTCCCGTATGCGTCTGTAATTTCTTTACGAGTACGGAAGCTCCGCATATAGGGCATTTCTTTGCCAGCCTGCACTTTAGCCAGTCGATTAGGATTAAAACTAGACTCTTCATACTATTAGCTTATTAGCATCCACCACCGGAAGGCTAGTTCCTCGTATTTCTCTTTCCCTTTCCGGTAGCTAGGATCGTTCCGTCTGATGAAAGCCTTGAACACTTTTTGGTTCTTCTTGGAGATACCATAGATGAAATCTTGACGGCTTCCGGCGATATCCATATACCAGGCACGGGAACGATCCCAATCAAAAAAATCAATCGCCTCGTCAAACTGTTTCTGGGAACTGGCGAAGGTAGTTTTCAAGTCTCCGCCGAATCCGAATGTGGGAAGCCACCAGTCCCATTTGCAACGAGTGTCGAGCGTATATTCAAAGTTGCCGTATTGGAAACGTTGCCCCTTGTTTACCATGAA